GGGGAGAGGAGGAGCCAGAAAAGGTAAGGAACCGTATGGGTTATATGCAGATGGGTGGCATGGTAGATGACTCACTCATGGGTATGATGGGTGGTGGAATGGCCATGAAGAAAAACATGATGGGTATGCAAGAGGGTGGAGGCGTAATGCTACCACCTCAACCTATGGATCCGCTACAGATTGGGGCTAGACAAGCAGACCCTTCTATGTATGAAGGTAGTACGTTGGGTGCCATGAGAAACCAAGCTATGATGTTACAAGACAGTATAGAACAAGACACAGTTAATAAAGCAAGAAATACTTTAAAGCTAATGGATTTGATAAATGCTTTGCAAGAAGCTGGCAAGGCAGAGTTGTTAGATTCACCTACTGGTAATCCTGTTTTAGACAGAGAAAAACAAATGAGAGATATACAGTTCAGAGAAATGTTTGGAAACTTTCCTGAGTAAAAAGTATGGAACAAGACCCAAGAGCATTATATAACGATGAGCTGTACCGTCAGTGGCGTGACTCACGTTCTGACTGGGATACAGAAGCTCGTAAGGATATTGATTTTTATTTAGGTAATCATTTTAGCCAAGATGAATCTGATGAGTTATCACAGCGTAATCAGGCAGACATACCTATGGATCGTGTATCTGCGGCTATTGAAAAATTTAAAGCAGTCTTAACTGCAAGAGCACCAGCTTTTACATTGACTCCAAGAGAAGACTCAGACGTGCAGGTCGCTACTCTATGGAGAACAATCATGGGCTATGTGTGGCAAAACTCTGATGGTGACTGGCAAATGAAACAGGCTATACAGGATTACGCTACAACAGGAATGGGTTATCTATATGCTTATATAGATTCCGAATCAGATTTTGGTAGAGGTGACGTTAAGTTTACCTATGTCGATCCGTTTAGAGTATATGCTTCTCCTAGCTCTCGTGATCGTTGGTTTAGCGATTCTGATGGTATCATCCTTTCCACCATCTTAACAGGTGAACAAGCCGTCAACCTCTACCCAGAATTAGGAGACAGGGTTGATCCAGTAACAGGAGAAACCATACCCGGTCTAATTAACGATATATCTGGATTTACATACGATGAAGAAGATTATCCATCTTCCCAAAACAAAAACTCAATGGTGGTATTTACACCAGCAGATGTAAAAGATAAAGACTATTATCAAGTAAAGAAGTATCAAGTACTAGAAAGATTTTTTAAAGTAAAAGTTCCTTATTACAGGGTTATCGACATGAAGACTCAAGAAGAGGATATTCTTTCTCAGGAAGAGTATACTAAGTTCTTTGAGGAAAACTCAGATGCTTTTGACATTGGAGCATTTACAACCATAGAAGTTTTACAAACTCGTGTAAAAGTGTGTGCATCGATGGGTGAGGTTGTGCTATATGAACAGATACTTAATACCGATGAATACCCAATAGTGCCCCTTCCAAATATCTGGACTGGCACTCCTTATCCCAAGTCAGATGTTTCAAGGGCTAGACCTATGCAAAGACTTTTAAATAAGTTATGGTCACTTGCATTATCACATGCACAAGCTTCAGCAGGATTAAAATTGTTAGTTCCTTTGGGTAGTGTGGACGATATAGATCAGTTAGAGAAAGACTGGGCAAACCCCAATGCCGTAATAGAAGTTGATTCATCCCAAGGTGAACCGCACTACCCAGCCCCTCAACCTTTAGCTGGTGAGTTCTATAGGTTGATACAACAGTCAGAGTTTTATATAGATTTTATATTTGGACTTCCTGAGATGATGCATGGTTTTGCAGAGAAAGCTCCAGAGACTATGAGAGCAACAGAAAGAATGATTGCCTTGGGTAGTGAAAGACCAAAGTCTAAACTTAGAGACATAGAGTTTAGTATGAATAAGTTGGGTAAGGTGTTGTATAACCTATCCAAAGGTCACTACACATACAAAAAGATTTTTAGATTGGCACAGCCAAATAATAATATAACAGAAGTCATGGCTAACTTTTACACAGACGTATCTCAGGCTGTGTTAGACTTAAAGAAAGAAAGACATAAGTTAGATCAGCATGACGTAAGAATTGAGCCCGGATCAACATTACCATCTAGTAAATATGCAGAGCTTGCTGTTTACTTGGAAGCGTTCCAGTTAGGAATTGTTGATCGTTACGAGGTGTTAAAGAAGAATCCTGAGTTGTTTGATAAGGAAGGTATTATGCGTAGAACAGAAGAGAAGCAGTTGTTGCAACAGCAGATACAGGCAATGCAGGAACAGATAAAGAATTTGCAGGGTGACTTGCAAACTGCCCAAAGAGAGTCTGTCAGTGATAGAAAGAGAGTTGAGGTCGAGAAGTTTAAATCTAGACTATCCGAAATCAATTCTGAGTCTAAAGCAGATAGAAGGGTACAACGTGGAAAACTAGAAAATGAGGTGAAGCTTGAGGTTGAGAAATTGGCTAATAACCTGAAAGATGTTCAGAGAAAAGTCAGTTCTGCTCCAGAAGCCTAAAGACATCTAAGGAGAAACTATGTCAACACTAGAACAACAGGAAGTGAATGTCCCTAGCGAACAGCCCGGTGCTAATAGTGCTTTTGAAGAGGATATTATCAGTCAGCAGGCAGGCCCAGAGCTTGTAGCTGAAAATCAAGAACCTACACAAGAACAGTCTACTTCTATAGATTATGAAGCAGAAGCAAAGAAGTTTCAATCTATGTATGATCGTGCTCAGGCCGAAAATGCTAAGTTGCAACAAGGTGCTCAAATCCTTCAACTACTGGAGCAGAGACCAGACTTGGTAAAAGTTCTTGAAGATGGTATTGCCGGAAAACAAACACAACAGCAACCAGAGCAAACAGTCAGCAAGGAAGAGTTCAATCCTTGGGAGCTAACTGAGAAAGGTACTAAAACTGGTGATGCTTTTGCATCAGAAATGACTAATATGATTGACCAGAGATTAAATTCTAAGTTGGCTCAACAACAACAACAGATTCAGGCTGAAATGCAAATGCAAAACACTGTGAATGAATTAAGAGGAACATATAAGATGTCAGATAATGACATAAATAGTTTCTTACAGTTTACAACACAGCCAAAAGAGAGAGTAGGTTTGAACAACCTAGTTAAACTTTGGCAGATGCAAAACGGTCAGTCTGTTGCAAACAATGATACAATGGAAGCGGTAACTGCGGCAAAGCAGGCTCCTCGCACAGCAGGAGTGCTTCAAGGACAGCCACAGACATCTCAACGCAATGATGCTGATAAGATGTTTGATTCGATCATATCGACTGGAGGTTCTGGAAGATTACCGTGATTAATAATAACCACATAACACAAAGGTAATAAAATGGCAATATCATTTAATTCTGGAGTATTAAAATCCAGTGATATAACAGCTTCTACTACCTCTACTGGTGTTAGCGATACAGGGGTAGCCCCTGATAGAAGACGGATATTTAACTTCGGTGACAGAGTTGCCGAGTTAGTTCCAGAAGAATCACCATTCTTCGTATATCTTAATCAAGTCGCTAAGTCACCTACTGATGACCCCGTGTTTCGTTATTTAGAAAATCGTAACCGTATTAGCTTTACAGACCGTTCTTTTAAAATTAAGGGTGCTGTTGGTTCGGTTTCCGCAGGTTCTTCGTATTCATTTACTGTTGATACTGCTGGTGGAGCCGCTGTAGAGTTCCTTATCAAGGGAATGGTTTTTGCTGTAGGTACGGTTGATTCTGATGCGGGATATGGTCAGGCATTAGTGAGAGTAGAGTCAGGGTTAAGTCATGGAAGTGATCAGTCTACATTTACTGGTAAAGTAATTGATGTTTCTGCTGTAAGTGGCAGTGACAGCATAGCTGATGATGACGTAGCTCAAATTATAGGTTCTTCTTTTGAAGAAGGTTCTGGTTCACCTGATGTATTCTCTTCTGAGTTAGAAGATGACTTTGGGTACACCCAGATTTTTAAAACAGCGGCAGAGATGACAAACACTGCTTATGCAACTCGCTATCGTGGGTATGCTGAAGAGTGGAATCGTATCTGGGCTACTAAACTACGTGAGCACAAGATTGACATTGAAAGAGCTATGCTCTTCGGTCAAAGAGCTCGTGTAAGCGGTATCCAGTACACAGAAGGCTTGGTAGGACACATTGTTAAAAATGTATCTCCAGTTGTTAATGATTCTGCATTTAGCTATTCATCTGGAAATGCATACTATAGAAGCGTTGCTCAGTCAGAGCTAACTTATGATAGGTTACTTAGTGACCTTGAAGTTATCTTTGATCCAGCTAGAGGTGGAATGTCAGAAAAACTGGTTCTATGTAGTTTACCAGTAATCACATTCTTCAACAAGCTAGGTAGTGATGCTTTTTTAAGTGCTTCTCTTGCTCATAACGGTGCGGCCGCATTAAGTGCCGGTGCTACAAATGTAAACCAGTCACCATTAAGAATGAACATGGAATCTCGTCAAGGTTCTTTTGGTCACAACATTATGGTGATAGATACAATACACGGAACATTGAATCTTGTAAAAGAGCCATTGTTCAGAGGTATTTCATCTGGTTTTATGTTGATGGCTGATATGACTCAGTTGGCATATCGTCCGTTAATCGGTAACGGTATTAATCGTGATACTCAAGTTATGACTAACGTACAAGGTGCTGATGAGGATTTAAGGAAAGATATGATCTTGACCGAAGCTGGTCTAGAGATTACTCTTCCTGAGTCACATGCATTGTTTAACCTAGAAGGAGTCTAAGATGATAACTGATGTATTAAACGTAAACAGCGGTAGCTTAGCACTACCTCCTAGCAGAGGTGTAATTAAAGTAGAGTCAAAGCTGGTTCCTTTTGCGGCTAGTTCTGCGAATATTGATTCTGGAGCAATGTCTGTTCCTGCTAATTCAATAATCACAAAATTAACAGCAGTGGTTCACACAGCTTTAGCTCATGCATCAGGAAACATTGGTGTAAGCGTAGGAACAGCGGCTGGAGGTACTCAATTTACGGGTACTTTAGATGCTGATTGTCTTGAAGCATCTGCCACCTCAACTGCGGCTGGAATAGGATCATCTACAGATGATGTTTTAACAGCGGCTTTAGGTGGGACTGCTATTTTAGGCACTTTAGCGGCATCTTACAGGTCTGCTGATACAGACGTTCATTTTAGAGCGGTATCTTCAGGTGGTAATTTTACTGCTGGTACTATGTGCTACATAATAGAGTACGTTGAGTTGCAAAGTCAATAATCCGAATCAATAAGGATAACAGTTTTAGGTACTGTAGGGGTTGTCAATAAAAGATAGCCCCTAAAACCTAAAAAGGAGAAACTATGAAAAAATGTATGCATTGTGATAAAGAAAACAGAGAAGGATGGTTTTACTGTAAATATTGCGGTAAAAAAGCTTCTGAAAGCAAATTCACTACAAACCTATGGATGACATCTGATTTAGGAAAGAGAACGGATGTAGAGCTATCAACTCAATCTATGGGTGATAACATACAGAAGATGAGAAAAAATTTAGGTTATGCCAGCTAAAAAGAAAGGAAGTAAAAAAGATTCAAGACTTGCGAGAGCAGGTGTTAGCGGGTATAACAAACCAAAGAGAACTCCAAGTCACCCTACAAAATCACATATCGTGGTTGCGAAAGAGGGTAGTAAGATAAAGACTATACGGTTTGGACAGCAGGGAAAAAGAGTTGGAACTTTGTCTGGAACAGCAGGTAAACCCAAAAAAGGTGAGTCTGCTAGGATGAAAGCAAAGCGTAAATCATTTAAAGCACGTCATGCTAAGAATATTGCAAAAGGTAAAATGTCTGCGGCATGGTGGGCTAACAAAGTAAAATGGTAGGGTATTATGAATAAAAAAGTAAAAGCACCACAAGGTTATCATTGGATGAAAGCCGGTGCTGGTTATAAGTTAATGAAGAACCCTAGAGGTGGTTACAAAGCTCACAAAGGTTCTAGCTTAATGGCAAGTTTCAAAGTG